AGTTGACTGTGGCGATCATCAACGGGACAGGTGCCCTGGCGATGACGTTGGCAAACCCTGACTCCTCGCAGGACGGCATCATTCTCGCCATTGTCGCGAACGGCAAGGCGGCGCACACCGTCACGTACACGGCGGGTCTGGGCGATGCGGGCTCTGGCTACGACGTGGGGACGTTCGACGGGTCTGGGCAGTGCTCGATGTTGCTGGTGGCGGCCAATAGCATCTGGGTGCCGTTGCCATCCCCGTTCAGCGGCACGCTGACGGCGATTGACGTGGCTATCGCGTAACTTTTCACCACACGGGAGGCGGCATCGACCAGCGATGCTGTCTCCCGTTTTCCCTTGAGGATCTATGGCGATTATTCACAACCCCGAGAGCGAGTATTCACGCGAGCTGGCGAAGTGGAATACCCAGAAGCGCCACGGCGGGTTTGGCCCGGACGGGCATGAAGCGTTCCCGAAGATGATGTATCGGGCGCTGGAGCGCGAAAACGGAAAAGCCATGTGCGGCGACCCGCTCGCGGCGACTGGCGACGCTGTCGGTGAAGCGTTCTCTCGGTCCTGTCAAACGATTGTGAACGACCAGGACGAGGCGGACAAGTCTCTCAAGCAGGGATGGTATGACACGCCTGACTTGGCGCTCTCTGGCTACGAGGACAATCAGAAGTCCATGGCTGACATCGCGGCGATGCGCCACTTCAGCGATCAACGCATGGGTGAAACCGCGCAGGCCGAGGCGAAGGCCGCTGACGACGCGACACACCTACACATGCCGTCGATCCCGGCCCCGCGGAAGCGTGGTCGTCCGAAGAAAGCAGTGGTGCCGGCCTAATGGCGCAAACAACTGGGACGTACAACAGATCGGTCGTTGCCACGAAGTCGGATACGGTCAATTTCGATGGCAGCACATACGCCGCGAACGCTTCGACGAAGGCACTCCCTGCCGACGCCATCTTTGTGGGTGGCGCAGGCGTAGTGGTAGCCGTCTTTGAAGACGGGACGACGGCGCCGTTTACCGTGCTCGCTGGGACGATGTTGCCGCTAAAATGCATCCGTGTGAATAGCACAAGCACGACGGCAACCTTAATGAATGCGATGTATCAGATCTAATGACCGTGCAGCAGCTTGTCACCGCAAGCCTTCAAGACCTGCGAGTGATTCAGACCGGAGAAACCGCATCGGCGGACGACTCCGCGTTTGCACTAGAGCGCCTGAACGATTGGATCAACGGGCTGGCGACAGAGAACCTGACGGTCTACACCATTGCGCGCACGACCTGGACGCTTTCGACCGCGGCGAGCTATACCATTGGGACCGGCGGCGCGGTCAACGTGGCGCGTCCGACTGGGCCACTGTCTATCGAGAACATTGGCTTCCAAGACACGTCAACGTCGCCCACCATCGAATACAATCTGGGCCCGGTGCTCACAGAGGATGGCTACGCCGGCATTGCCCAGAAGGCGCTGACGTCGGTCTTCCCACAGAACTGGTACTACAACCCCACGTTCACGTCTGGCCTGGGGCTCCTGATCCCATACCCGATCCCTACAAGTAACACGCTCGAGGGCGTCATCTACACGCACACGCCCGTCGCTGAGTTCTCCGCGCTCTCTGAGACTATCGCGCTACCGCCTGGATACCGTCGATTCCTGCGTCTCGGCCTCGCGAAGGAACTGTCCTCGGCGTTCGATGCCGGGCTCACGCCCGAGCTCCAGATGTCCGCCGTAGAGGCGAAATCTGACGTGAAACGCGCCAACATGCGTCTGAGCGACCTCTCGTCCGGTCTCGCCGGCGTGCTCTTTGCCGGCGCGGGTCCGCACTACAACATTTATTCGGACACATAATGTTGTATCCGGGGTTCGTGTCTGGCAGTTACGTCTCACAGAGCCCGTTCGCCGACTGTGAACGGACAGTAAACTGGTACCCCGAGCCGATTGAGCCGCAGTCGGTCCCCTGGCAAGCGGCGCTCTACCCGTGCCCTGGTTTCTCGAACTACGTCACCGTGGGCAATATCAACACTCGTGCCCTGTTCGCAATGGCTGGGAATGTTTTTGGTGTCATTGGCGATTCTGTTTACAAGTTCACCTCGACAAACACTGCGAGCATCGTAACGGACGGCACTGTCGCGAACGACCCCAACCCGGCCCAGATCGCGAGCAATGGCGACGCGGGGGGCGAGCTCCTTATCGCCTCTGGCGGGAATGGGTATCTCCTCACGATTGCCTCCAATACCCTGACGACCATCTCGGCGCTGGCAAACAAGTGCACAATGGCCGGCATGATCGACGGCTATTTTCTGGCCTTCGACAGTGGCGCCTCGAAGTTCTACATCAGCGATCTCAACGATGGCACGACATGGGATGCGACCCAATATGCCCAGCGCAGTATCGCCCCCGACCCCTGGAAAGCGATGGTCGTGGACGGCAGCCGCCAGATTTGGCTGATCGGGGAACAGACGGGGGAGGTGTGGTATGACGCCGGGACAAGCCCGTTCCCGTTTGCGCCAGTCCCTGGTGCCGTGTTTGGCTACGGCACGCCGGCCCCCTTCTCGGTCAAGTTGGCTGGAACGGCGATGTGCTGGCTCTCACAGACGACTGACGGGGCTGGTATCGTGGTCGCCACCGCTGGTGTGGTTCCCCAACGGATTAGCACCTACGCGGTCGAGACAGCGATTGCAACCTATGCGCGAGACTTCGTCATCACTGACGCCGAGGCCGTGGTCTACTCAGAGGCGGGGCATACGTTCTACTGCCTGAGCTTCCCCAGTGCGAACGCCACCTGGGTGTTCGATCTCACGACTGGCATCTGGCATGAGCGTGGGGTCTGGGATGACGAGGCCGGGGCATTTGACGTGTGGGCGCCGCGCAGTCATTGCTACGGGTTCGGCCAGCATCTTATCGGGGACCGAACCACGGGGCAGATTTGCACGATGGATACCAGCTACACCGCCGAGTGTGATGGGTCCACGATCCGCCGGCTGCGTATCCCTCCCCCGATGTTCCGCGCTCCCGGCGTGCGGCGGATGTTCGTCAGTCGGATGGAGCTGGTTATGGAGACGGGGCTCGGGACGTCCACGGGGCAAGGCGCAGACCCGCAAGTGATGTTGCGGTCGAGTACGAACGCACAGACGTGGTCAGGCCAGCGGCTGGCGTCGGCCGGCAAGATCGGGGAATACGACGCCCAGGTTGTCTGGACACGCTTGCCGTCTAGCACGAAGATGTGGGTGCCGGAGATCACGGTAACCGATCCCATCCCATGGCGGATCATGGGTGCAGAGATTGACGGGCGCGGTTTCTTTGGGCAGGGGGTGGCGTAATGGCGACACAACTCGCCCCCGTCCCTGAGTATGTCGTCGAAGCGCCGGTTACGAGCGGCAGCATCACGGGTCGCGTCACGCAGGCGATGCGGTACTGGCTCCTAGCACTGGCCGACCGGGTCAATACCACGCCAAACCGTATCGCGTCAGCGACGGCTTCGACGCAAGCCGCGTCGATCTCAGCGACGGCGTTCCCAATTTCGTCCGTGCTGCCCGGTCTCTACCGGCTCTCAATGGCTGCACGCATTACGCGAGCGGCCTCGACCAGCAGCTCGCTGATCGTCACCTTCGGGTGGACGCAGGCGGTCGCGTGCACCCTGGCGAGTGCTGCCATGACTGGCAACACAACGGCGACCGTGGGGACGGCCTCGTTTCTCGTGCGGGTCGATCAGGACTCGGCGATCACGTATGCGACGACGTATGTGTCGAGCGGCGGCACGACGATGCAATATCGCGTGGACGCTGTCTGTGAGCAGGTATCGTGACGACCCGTGTCCTCCCGACCGATGAATGGCCGAAGCTGTCCGGGACAGACTTCGGCCCAATCCTCGGGCGCCTCAATCCGGAGGGCGCGACAATCGTGGTTGCGGAAGAAGGCGAAGACATCGTTGGCTGTTGGGGTCTTATCACCTTTGCCCACGCCGAAGGGTTATGGGTCGCGCCCTCTCACCGGAAACGTGGCCGGGTCTTGGTGCGTCTCTGGAATGCCATGCTCGAGCTCACCCGTGGACTCGGGGTGGATATGGTGTACACAGGAGCGTTAAGTGGGGACGTGGCTCGACTACTCGAATCTCGAAAGGCAGAGCCGCTTCCTCCTATGTACGCACTGCCAATGGTATCTTTACAATTAAAGAGGAATTAGTATGCCGCTACTCGCCCCTACCGTTCTACCGTTTACTGTCGGTGCCGCCGGCGCTGGATTGTCAGCTCTCGGGAATCTTGGCGCCGCCCGCATGCAATCCGGCGCCGCAACGCGAGGTGCCGAACTGACGTCTCAAGCTACCCGCGAGGGCACTCGGGCCCGGTCAGCGTCTGACGCGGCGTCACTCGCGCTCCTCGAGCAGCAGGGGAAAGACCTGGCGCAGGCTACTGAGCTTGCCGCTTTCAGGAATTACACGCAAGAGCAGGCACTCAATAGAGACGTGGCGTCTCGGTTCAACATCGGGGCCGGCTTGAATGCCGACACCTTCAATGCGGGTCAATCTAATGTACGCGGGCAGTTCGATGTGACGCGGGGTGACAGGAATCAGGAATACGATCTCGTCGCTGCCGACAGCAGCAATTTGCGGCGGCTCATCGGGGGG